TAAAAGATTTTCATCACTTGGAGAGTGTTCTCCATTAAATAATGACTTCCCCTACCCTGTATCAGTAGCAGAAAAAAGAGCTGTCGATAGAGCTGTACTAAAAGCATTAAACATACATGGAGAAGTTTACTCAGCAGAAGAGCTGCCTCCAGAAAATAAATTAAATTCAGAAGTTAAGTTAGATCAAGCAGCAATAATTTTAGAAAGAATTGCAAATACAAGTCAACAAGCAAATTTAAGAGAGCTGATGTCAGATAACAAAGAATACTTAATGCAGCTCAAAATAACTAATTCTGCAAAAGCTATGGAAATTGTCCAGGCGTGCAAGGATAAAAAAAAGCAACTAATCGGAGGCTAATAAAAATGACGACTAAACCAAAAGATCCAAATTGGGTCGCAACTTTCTCGATAAAGAGAAACCCAGATAAAACTCCTGGCGACAGTAAACCAGATTTTATCTCAGTTGATAGTGATAAGGTAAATCAGAAAACTGGTAAACCTTACAGAAAAAATTTTACTATCAAGGATGAATGGCACGAACCAGCTGCCTGGATCCAAGATGATAAATCCATAAAGATCACTATTAAAAAAAGTGTATCTACTGGTACAGGCAAACCAGCAGCGGATGCCTGGGATGACCAATTTTAGGTAATCAATATGCAATATGGTTTAACTGCAAAACAGGTAAAAGTATTTTCTTTTATTAAAAACTTTATTGCTAAAAAAAACTATCCGCCTTCTTACGATGAGATTAAGGAGGCGGCTGGATTAAAATCAAGAAACTCTGTTAATGTTTATGTAAAGAATTTAGAGGAACGAGGATGGTTAAAAAGAATACCAGGAAAAGCAAGAAGCCTACAGATAATAAAACAATGACCCACGAAGATATATTTAAAGAATTTAATTATGAATGTTTAAATGAACAAGTTGGTGGATCTCATTATAAAAAATTAAAAGTATCCCCTGCTTATTTTATATGTGAGAATAAACTCTTGTTTGCGGAGGGAAATATAGTAAAATTAGCGTGCAGACACCAAAATAAAAATAAAGCAGAAGATATTAAAAAAATAATCCATTACTGCGAAATAATTTTAGAACGAGATTACCCTAATGAAAAAAAAGATTGAAAAATTCTGGTCTGGATCTGTTTCATTTATTGCAACTGAAACATTTAAAGATGTGAATACTGCGGTCCAAGCGAGTGTGCCAAGTACCGCAGCTAAAATAGTCATGGATGCAAAGACAATTACCTATGACTTTAATCGCATAAAGGAGGTAAGTACCGATGGCGATAACACACTACGAACACCTGGAGAGCAAAATCCAGGCGGAAGAGAACGAGAGAAAAAGGCTGAACACAAAAATAAGTAGGCTTAAAAAACAAAATGGAGGCAAGTATCCTCCAGGTATTGCAGCTCTCTCAAAGACGGCTCACAGTAAATTAATCAATGTGATCCACCTGCAAGACCAACAAAGTAGACTAGAAGAATAAATTACTAGATCCTACTTTAGAATTATTCCAAACTATTAACTTAGTAATACCCTTCCTTTGCTCAAATTAATTTGCTTATCTGTCAACTAAGTGTTGACAAATCGGAAACTTATTCTTATATAGATTGTATATGGTAAATAACTTTCAAAAAATAAAGTTTGCCAGTTACTCAAATCTTGAGAACTATTTTACTAACGTCATCCTACCACAAAAAAACAAGTCATCGAAGGTTATCGGTAAGACTTTGCTTGTGTGGGATAAACCAAAAAAAGGAGCTGCTATGGGTAAGACTTACCAAGTAATCAGCATGGCTGATTTAGAAAAAGTTAATAACAAATCTATCTCGATGGGTAGAAATCAAAACATCCCAGTTCAAACAATCAAAGATTTAAAAGCTGATGGCAAAGTTGTTGCTGTTGTTTCTTTCTCTTTTCCTCACAACGATGTTGAGCAAAGATTAGTTTTGTATGCTGGAGATAAGTACGGAACTTTATTGTGTGATGTCAGTTTTGATGACCACAAAAAATTTGTTAAACCTTTAAAATTGGAGGCTGCGTAGTGTCAGACACTAAATTTTCTAAAAAAGGTAAAGGTAAATTATTAACTTTTATTTTTGATAACGAGAAGTTTCAAATGACAGATACTGTCAATGAGCATGGTTGCCCAGATAAAGCGATGTGTGCTGCTAATGATTATTTCTTTCTTCCCGAGGGTGCTTGGTTTGGTCCAAGAGACGGATCTGCAAAAGATACTTGGGTTTGGCGAAAAGGAAATTTCTTTGATTAATAATAATATAAAGGAGGCTGCTTGATAATTAAATATCAAAAAAATCTTAATACTGGTTACAGCAATTACAAAAAAGATTGCGAGTACAAAGTACCTAAGATCACTAACAATACAGACAAGGGTAAATGGTTAAATGCTTTTGTTAGTAAATTTTTTACTGGATCTCATAACTACGACTACGTTGGTAAGATCCATTTAAAATTAAAAACTACTACTTACAAAATGAATAACGATTTGTCTGTAATGGTTGCTTGGTTTAAGAATTTAAAAAAACTAAAGCAACATCACTTCGTTGGAGAAGTGTTTAAGGCTCAATTATACAAACAACAATACTATGAATTGGAGGCTGCTTAATGTTCAATAACGACTTTATCAATGTTTGTAAAATGGCTGGTGTAGAACCAGAAGCCGTTTCAAACTTAAATTTTAAACTTCAAGAGGCAGAAGATATGACTACTTTGACCGAGGAAGATCATAAGTTAGTTAAAGTTTGTGCCGCTGGAGATTTATTAACTTCATCAATGAGTAGAACTTACTGCTTATTGGCTGCTAATGTTTTTACTAAATGTTTAACCAAGGAGGATGCTTAATGACGTTTGTTTTTAAACACCCAAAAAAATATATCAAACCAACCAAGGAGAAAAAAACTGGGGTCGTGTACAACACGGCTCCAGATCCAGTTACTAAAATTACTGAATTTGAAATTGATAAACCAGTAGAAGGTAAAACGTATGCTCTTACTGGAACTAAAGATGACAAATGTATTTTAAATGGCAACACTTGGAAGGAAAGCGAAGTAAAGGAGGATAAATAATTGAAGATACATATCTTAAAAGTAAATAGATCCGATGGTAAAAAACTTGTGGTCCAAGCTATCCATGATGGCAAAAAACAAAATATTGAAACATTTGAAACTAACGAAAAAACTAAAGCTAAACAGTTAAAGAAAAAACTTGAGGCTATGGATCCTAATAAATTGATAAGTCAAAATATTACATTTGATGTAGCGATCCATGATTTTAAAAAGTTTATTTTAAACAATGAGCTTATTACTGAAGAGACTAGATTGCTTAATGTTGGCTATATAACCAACCATATCCAGCCATATATTGATGAGACTTGTCTGGACCAGTATAACCTAGGTATATTCAAAGAGACGTATATACCGCGTCTATTAAAAAGTAAGAGAATACAAGTTAAGTTCGATCATAATGGTCAATACACTAGAAAAAGAACTGATAAAATAATTGGTAAAAAAACAGTAAAAGAAACTGTTGGTCAATTTAAAAGTTTTATAAGATTTTGCCAGGATCGTGATTGGTACATAGATCCTAAGATCTTAAATTTTAAGTTTCCTAAGACTTTCTTTCAAGACAAAGCAGTAGATGTTTGGATGCCAAATACCCAGGATCTACTTAAAATTATTAATGCAGAAAAAGATATAAAGCTAAGATGTTTGTATCAATTAGCAGCTGAAACAGGTGGTAGATTGAACGAAGTATTAGCTCTAACTTATGAAGATGTTGATAAAGATGCTATTCACTTTAGACACAGCGTAGGTAAATGGAACCAGTTTAGACCAGACTTTTTAAAAACTGGCAGCTCAAGACGTAGAGTGGAGATCTCCCCTAACCTATCTCAATTACTTCAATCATGGATGCAGCACCAGGTATTACCAACAAAAGCTGGTAAATATAAAAAGGTGTTTAACCTTACTAAGAAAACAGCAACTAAAAAAATTAAGTTGTCTGCTAAAAAACTTGGTATCAAATGGTATGGTGGTTTTGCTCCATTTAGAAAATTTAGTTATTCTTATCTAAGAGATCAGAAAGTTTTTACTGATAAACAAATCTTAGGTAGATACGGCTGGACCAACTTTAAAACTCCAGACCGATGGTATTACAGAGATCTGGATACCAATAAACAGGAAAGATTTGCCGCAATCAATAACTTACTAACGGAGGAATAATGGCAGCATTACCTATAAAATGTGAAATAAAAACCTGGCAAGAATTACTTAAGATCCAGGGAAAGATGGCAAAGTTTATGTTTGCTATGAGATATGTGGGTCGTATTAAAACACCGCAGATTAAAATTGCAAAAATAATTGGAACCACCTTTCAACAAGTACAAAAGGTAGAAAAAACTGAAAACGGCATGAGCGCAGATAAGTTTTTATATCTATGTAAACAAAAGAACTGGAATATAAATGATGTTCTTGACAAGGAACCAGAAGAACTTTTGGCAGATATTAAAAAAGAATATCACAAAAAAGTCTTACATCATTTTAAAGTTGTAGATGCTAATATTGAAAAAGAGAAACAGCTGCAGCTAAGATATAGAGGATCTTTACCAACTCTTGAAAAAGAATTGAGTTCAGCAAGTGGAGTTTAAAATAAAAAAAGGCGGGGATAACATCCCCGCTTAAATTCATCCACACTCTGAAACACACTCTGATGAAAAATAATCGTTTACTATCGCGCTATAAGTGGTCGGAGTGGCAGGATTCGAACCTATAGATTAAATCTACCAAACGCCTTGTTTTATAATACTTCTTCTACAAATTGTATAATAAAAGTTTCTGATTATCCCAATGAAATAAGTCTTATTTTATAAGAGATATATCAGCGTGAGTTATCGTTCACACTCTGGATACACTCTCGTTTTTGACTATTTTTTTCTTAAGCAGCCACATCTTTTACATCTGTTGCCAGACATATTGTTGATGTTGCACTTACAATTATTTGAACCAAAAAAGATATAAACTATCCAACTAGCAACTTTATCTGCTGCTAAAAACATTCCTAAAAAAAACTTATCTATCATAATTACTTACTCGTCAATCTATCCATGTGATTGTAAATTCTGCCAATCTGTTTATCTATTGACATAATTTCTTCTGTTAGCATTCCTAAATGAACCTGAAGTTCTACGATTGTCATTAAAACATAGGAAGATAAACCTAGTAGAATAGTACCTAGTAACGCAATCAGAGCTGTGGTGTGTTGTCGTTTCATTTACTGCCACCGATATAACCACCAATAACACCAATCAATCCTGTAACTGACATCTTCATTAAGGTTATTACACTTTCATCTACTGGTCTGTTCTCTTCTAGTGCTACCCAATAATCTCCTATGATGATAACACCCAAAAGTATTAAGACACCGCTTGTTATTAATAGAATTACAATGTCTTTAAAGTTTTTAATCATTTTGCAATTTTACCTTTGTTAATACCTTTTTTAATAACATAATCTCTTGTACCATTAGCACCATGCTCAACTTCTTTTTTTAAATAACGAAAAACATTTTTTTCTTTTGCTTGTGTTTCTATCTTTTTTAAAAAACTTTCTAATGATTTAGTATCTCTCATTTCCTTTTCCCTTGACCCTTGTAACGCGTCATTTTCTTTTGACGTTTCTCTTGTTTATTTTTTGACTTTTTATGTGCGCCTGGTCCACGCTTCTTAGGTTTATCCCTTGGTATGAAGTGTGTAAACTTCTGCTTAGCCATCTAATTTTGCTTGTTGTGAATGTTGTTTACCCATTGAGTTACCTTCCCAATTAGAACTTACATGAGTAGGATCAACATTATTTAACCAATGTTGAATTGATATGAAAGCACCTCCATATTTTGATGCAGTTCCACCATGAGGATCGTTTGGTTTAACTCTTATAGTTTGATAAGCATTTATTGGATAACCATTTTGTTCTTCTAATGCTTGATCTTCTGTAATAACTGTTTCTCCAGAATGAGTAAATTTCATACCATGTAAAAAACACTCATAACTATCAACATCTGGATGAGTATGCTCTGGTATAACTAAATTAGGTTGACAGATAAAAAGCTCAACTTGAAAAGGTTTAGATCTATATAATACAATTCCACTTACACCTTCGATAAAAAGTAAACCATTTTTTGCTGGTGTAAAAACTTTATCTATTTCGCCAGAAGTTAAATACCAATGCGCAAAATGAGATAAGGCATCTTCTTTTGGATCAATCATTTTTTCTTACGATCAAGTACGGATTTCGTAACCTTACTTCCAAAGCTGGCAGTAAATACGATGATTACCAAGTACCATACGCTGTCTGGCAAGTCGTTTATTATAGATACCCACTCTCTAAAGTTTTCTCTAGTAGATGGGAACCAACCTGTACTAAGCATACCAATAAGCCAAAACATTAATACCTCATCCTTGATCGAGTTATCCTGGCTTTTAATACGAGCTAAATCTGTATCCTTTGCTGCTTCTATTTCGGCAGCTCTAACTGTTTTAACTTTCTCAGCTCTATGCTTTAAATATTCAGAGCCTTTATTTAAAACAATTTTTGTTAATGGATTTTTTAAAATACTTAAAAACTGGATCATGCGCAGCTCCTCATAAGCTCAGCTAGATCTTCACATCTTGCAGTTGTTTGCTTATGCCAGTTGCTATCAATCATTTCATCAGCTGCAGCATTGTAATCTCCAGCCTCGATACCTTCCCACATTCTCTT